ATAAATCAATCGTATCAATTGGCAAAGGATAAGTAATCTGACCTGTATTCATGGGAATTTGTCCCTCTTCTACAGTCCATAGATTAATACCTCTATTTGCCCATTCAACAGTTAATATATTTAAAGAACGTCTAGCAGTTCTAAAATCATAACCACTTCTTAACTCAGCACCGCACCGTTCGAACGCCTCTTCAATGAGTTCGTTCATGTTTAAATCAAATACGGAGGTGCCTGTAGTAGTCATTTATGCATTTTTCTAAGTGTTTCTGCTAACCTTGCACGTTGTCCTAACTTGCCAAGCTTTTTAGCAGCAGCTTCGAGCTTTTTCTCTGGAATGGTATGTCCTTCTTTAACACCCAAAGATTTACGCAACGCACCAGCTCTGTGTATTGCGTTCTGTATCCATTTTTCAGCCATGATTAACTCGCAGCTGGTGGGGTTGGAGTAGCCTCTGGAGCAGCCTCTGGTGCAGCTTCTGGAGCTTGAACAACTTCTGGTGCTGGAGCAACAGGAGGAGGAGCAACCAAAACAGGAGTTGGATCTACTGGTGCAATTTCTGCAACAAAGTTAGACACAACAGCTCTAGCTTGATCATCCGCATCTAATTGTTTTGACTTTAAAAAGTTTTCAACAATAGACACTTCTTTGCCAACATAATTAACAAAATCATTAATTAAATTGTGTTCTTCAGAACGATGTCCAACACTTCTTACAAATGCAATTGCTTTTTCAAATAAATTCATTTTTTCCTCGCAGCTCTCATGTTATCGACTAAATTAGGATAAGGTCTACCAGCAGCTTTAGCCATAGCTTTTGCCGATGCCTTTTTTGCTGAACTTAACTTTTTAGGTTTGCCCAAACCTTTCGGTCTTGGCTTATCCCATACCTCGCCACCTTTTGCATACATAGCAACAGCATCAGGGTTATCCTTTCTGTGAATAACCTTTTTAGTTGGCATCTTGGATGGGTTCATAGCTCCCATACCACGACTGGCTCTCATTTGTGAGCCTTACCACCCCAACACATTTTTTCAACATGATCCATGTGATGGTGATGATGTTCTGCATGCTTTTTAAAATGATGCTTGTGATGTTTATGAGATTCAGTCTCATGTTCAGAAATAAACTCATCATGACGTTTCATATCTGGACCTGATTCTGGCTCCATGTGTTCTTTGGTTAAATGTGGTTTCATCAATTTCTCCTTAACAATATTTAGTCTTAGTATGACCACGCATAGCGATACCATCAGCACGATGTGATGTAGATCCACCATGAGCCATCTTTTTTACATGACCACCATGTTTTTTGGTATTGACTAATGGACCATCTCCAATAGTATTACCTTTCATCTTAGGATGACGATCTTCTGTGTGACCACGTTTTTCAACTTTAGATTCACCAAAACGATCATGTTTATTAGAACCTTTTTCAACATCTTCTTTCATGGTACGAGGACCCATTGACTCAGCCTTACCGCCATGAGCCATTTTTTTCATGTGAGCCTTACCACCATGCTTCATCATTTTAGCTTCATGCTCTTCTTCTTTAGCAATATGTCTAAGTTCTTTAGCCTGGTTCATTTCATGCATCTTTTCACTTTCGTGATGAGTTGCACCACCATGAGCCATCTTTTTCATTTTATGATGACCTTCATGTTGAGCCATATGATGTTCAGCCATTGCTAAATGGTGATGAGCTAAATGTTTATGATGTTCTTTAGAAAGACCACCATGTTTCATTCCACCAGCCATTGGAGCACCCATTGGAGGTGCTGGAGGAGCCATTGGAGCTGGGGGATTTCCCATTGCTCTTGCTGCCATCATTGCCATCGCTGGGTTCACACTACGTTTTTTCATCGTTGCCATATTGATTCCACCTTTTTTAAAATGTTTGCCTTTATCGGCTTCTACAAAATCACGCCCCACCCTTTGTGGAATGTGAACCTTATCAGCAAACGCCTTGGAATGGGCTATTGCCTCCATAAAATCATGCTGTTTTTTACTATGACTTGGCATTACTACCTCGTATTAATTCGTTAATTTTATCTTCCAAACGATTAAATCTTGTATCGATGTGGTCCATAATCTTACTTAATTCAGCTTGAGTTACTGTATCACGAGCCACTTCTTCACGAGTCTTGTTTAATAAAATACTTAAACGATTTAACTCCTGAAATTTTTCTTTCATTATAAAACCAACGATTGCAATAAGTATAGTTAATATTGCATTCCAAAATGGCATGATTGCATCATTTAACATTTCCACTTCCTTAAACTTTTGTTGATTCTTGAATTAGGATCATTTGCTGTTTCCGCACTGGTCAATCTTTTTTTCATGCCTTCCATGCGAGCACAGAAGGACTTTTTACGGCTGCCACCTTCTGGCTGTGGTGCTTTTAAATGAGCACCATGCTCTTTATTGTAAGAAGCTCTCCCTTTGGCGTTTAAACCGCCATTAGGATTTTTACCTTCTTTACGTTGCCAAGTAGGAGTCTTTGCCATGATTAGCTACCGTTAGAAATTAAATAACCTTCTTGCGAAACTGTTAAAGCAGCAGTACCAGTGCTAACTTTTGCTTGCAATTGGATATCTGTTTTTTCAGCAACAAGCCTTGGCATTACTCGTTGTGTATGATAGTTATTTGTAAATGGGGCAATGATAGTAACAGTTGGTACACCTGAACTACTTGTTTGATAGTTTTGATATGTTGCAAATCCTGCTGGATTGGCATTTAAACTAGTATTGATGTCAATACGACTCAAATAATAAGTATATCCTGCTGGTACGGTATAAATACCCATTAAAGTACGACCATTACCTGCTGCAATCTCTGCGTACAAAGTTGTATCTGATGTATCTTTTAAAGTAATGTTACCAGTAGGAGCACCACTCGTTACTGACATACTATTGATACGGAAATAAGATTTCACTGTAGTTACAGCTGTTGTACCGTTCAACTTAATAGTTTCAGAAATTTGATTGTAATTTGCATCCAAGCCGTTAATAGTGATTAACGCAGTTGCATCAGCACCAGTGTTAACAGAACTAACAAGATGCATCTGAATAGCAGATGATGGGAAAGTGTAAGTAGTATTGCCTTCCCATACAGGAACAAAAGATGTGCCTACCGATGCTTGGTAGCCATAAATATTTAAAACACTATGACCATAGATCTGACCACGAGCAACTTGTAAATCAAATGGCTCAGTCTGTCCTTTACGAGTAATAGACGTTACCGAATTATTGGTACTTGGTATTCCATTTGGGCTTTGTGCCATATTAATCTCCTAAAATTTTAAAAAGGGGACCGTAGCCCCCTATCGGATTAATTAGTCAAAGTTACCGTATGGGTAAGTTGTCGCATTACCAATGTTCATGTCATTTTGGTTGTAACGTAAAGTTACTTCAACTTGACCTGAAGACAAACCAGCTGAGGTTGTTGTCATTTTTAATGTCACAACTATTTGGGTAAACCATGCTGGTTCTTGACCTGCTTGCAAGTTTTGGAAGTCTTGCAAAGTTGCATTGCTATTGGTTAACTGTGAGCCTACAAATGTTGCTGTGTAACGCTGTGCAGCTGGGCTAGAAATGTTAGCAAATGTTGCATACACACCAGTAGAAGTTGCAAAGTTATTAGAAACATATGGTTGAATTGCACTTACAGCCACTGGAGTACCAGCGTTGTCTTTTGGAATTGTGCCAACATCAAGGATAACGTCAGTGATATTACAGCTGTATGGCAAGTAGAAAACTACGCCACGATAAACAGTATTGGTTGCATCAGCTGTAGGAGCAGATGCTGCTGTAGGACCAGTGTTGCTAAATACACCGTTTTGTGGGGTGTAAATAACAGCATTACTGTTTGGGATGTTATTTGAAGCTACAAATTGACCAGAACCACCACCATAGTTAGCACCAGGTGCAGTTACTGAAAAGTCTAAAAGAGCTGTTTGAACGAGGTCGGTATAACCAACATCACGAACAGGACCAAAACGGTTAGCACCAGATAGGATTGGTCCATTAAATGTAGAACGTGCCATGACAAATTTCCTTATGCAAAAGTTGCTATTCCGATCGTTGCATCGTCTGCTGGGGCAGTGGTGGAATAGTTAATCACCCAGTAATCATTAGTTTACTACTTCTATAAATTTGTGCAATCTTTTTTATAAAAAAATCCCCAGTTTTTAGGCTGGGGACAAGTCCTCTCACGAAGGAAATAACCTTAGTAAGAACCGTAGATACCTAATGGATCAGATACACCAAAAGAATAACGCTCACGAGACTTGTAACGTACGTTACCTGTATCGAAGTCACCATCCATTGAGTTCTGTAAAGGTGTTCTTACGAACATCTTAAGACCGTTAGGAACATCAGTAGTCAAGAACCATGCGTTAGTTGCTGTTAAGAAGTGGTTAATTGCATAACCTTCTGGAACAGAACCGTTGTTCTTAATTGCGTTGATGTCGTTGTTGTTTGTACCAACACGAAGTTCAGTATCTAACAAACGAGTTGCTACGAACTGGAGTGCAGGTGGAACAATCAACTTCTTCGGTTTTGCAGCAATTAATAAACCACGCTCATCAGTCCATGCAGCGATTTGAATAACAGCATTTTCCAATGCAGTTTCGTTCAAGTCAGCAGGAGTTGATGGAGTGTTGGCGTTAACACCACCAGAGATTAATGGGTGTGCAGTAGAGAACAAAGGCTGACCGTCACCATAAGTGAACTGGCTATTAAAACCGTTGTTTAATACAGCAGCAGCTTTAACCTGTTTGGTGTAAGCCATTGCACGAGCCAAAGCTTTGGTATAGCGACCAGAGAGAGAATCGTACAAGTTATCTTCGATTGCCTCTTCAGTTAAGCTGAAACCAAGAGCGATAGTTTCGTGGTTATAACGAGCTGTCCAAGCTTCTTGTCCGTTGTCATAAGCGATGGCTTGACCTTCGTTTTTGACTGGAGCAGCTGAAAAGCCTGACAGTTTTGTTTCTTCTTCAAAAGAACGCTCAGAAGT